TTTAAAAGGTTCTCGCCAATGATCTATCTCACAGCCTTTATACAAAACAGCGTCTCCTGGTTTTGTAATATATTTTTTGTCTCCAACATAAATCTCCCAAGGAGTTCCGTCTGAGTTTATATGCACCGTAACACTAATTTCACAAGAAGGTCTATCTTTATGTTTTGGTAAATCAGACTGATAAGTATAAACTCTAAAGTAAGAATAGGTAGGCAACAGTTTTAATTTAATGTTCTTCTCAATTAATTGTCTTTTGTTTAACATTAAAGATTCCATTAACGGGTCTCCGTAAAAACTAGAATCACCATTACTGTTTTGATTGTCAAAATTTGTTTTATTTTGTCTATGCATTATTCTACAATAATCTGTAAGAATATTTATTTCTTCTTTTGTTAAAAAATTTTTAATTAATTTATGTTTCATGTTTAAACAATCCATCCTACTACAGTTATTCTTTCTCCTTTTGTAACTGGCTTAACACAATGAGCATACATAAAGTTACTAGGAAATAAAACTAAATCACCGACTTTCCCTTGAATAATAAAGTCGTTTTGATTAGGTAATTTAAAAAATATTTCTCCACCTTCATACTCATCATTACAAAACAATATAACACTCATAGTTCTAGGTGTTTTAAATCCATGGTCCGTGTGCCATGTATAAAAATTATCTTTATGATATTTTAAAACATTCATTTCAAAATATTTTTCATAATGAAGATACTCGGAGTTAGTATCATTTCTATACCTTTCTAAATTTTGAATAAAACAATTATTAAAATAATTGTACCAGTGAACATTTGTTAAACTAGGATTATTATCATTTAGAGGTAAAGTTTTTACATCTCTAATGTCAGTATTAACCATGGTCCCTTGTTTAGTTTCAATAGGAGCATTTTGAAATTGTTTAGATTCATTTGCATATAACAAAAATTTAGAAATAATTTTTTTATCTAAAACATTATTATATACTTTTATAAAATTATCTACTTCCATGATTTTTTATTCCAATATAATGATTTATATTTGTGTAACAATTTTAAAGAAAAACCAAATTGGTCTCTTGTTATTTGTTTAGTTGTCTTACCTTTTATTTTCATTCTCCAACTTTCTCTTTTAAAAGGAATAACTTGAACGTAAGGAGTTCCTTTTTTAATAGTAGTTTCCAAAGTTTCATACTTGTCACCATTTATGATAAACGGAAAATTTATTTCTCTTGGGTAGTTATCTGTATCAACAATACCTGGTATTATACTAAACCTATCGTCTGAATTATTAAGTGGAGGAACAAATAAACAAGAATACCCCGGAGGTGTTTTTATTTTCCATGGATTTAAAAACTTTAATACACCTTGGTTGTTATTTTTTTTAAGGTGTGGAGATCCTTCTACTTGTCGTGGAGAATGATGTTCGTTTCCCTGCCTGTTTAAATTAACAAAATGCAAATTTAAAAAACCAGCTTCTTCTGACATTGGACATGCAAACGTGGTGTCTTTTTCACCATTTTCTTTATTAAAGTTATGATTTATATAAAAGTCTTGAGGCAGTTTTAAAATATATCCTGCGGACATTGAATCTAAAAAAGGCATACAACCTTTTACTGTTTTATCTTGCCAATCATGGTTTAATTTTTTAAACCATTCGGGTAAATTATTTTTAGCAGGAATGGGATACTCGCTTTTTAAATTTGTGTAAATTTCATGAGCACTAAACTCTATTACATTATCAAACATTTTTATTAACCTCTAAGAAAAAAACTTGAACAGTTCTAGAATCTTTATTCCAGTCTATACCTGCAGAATGAAATAAATGAGATTTAAATAAAATACACCTATTTGGTTTAGATCCCACAATAACATCTGGTTTTATTTGATCTGCGTAAGAATAAAGTCTTGTACCATCATCAATACTAAAACTATCAAAATATATAACACCAGCCCAATCACAGTTATCTGGGTCCTGATGAATTAATGACTCTTTCCTATCTTTGTATGGAGACTTTAACAATTCAGAAGTTAATACTTTTCTAAAAAAAGACTGTAGTTTATTTACTTTAAATTGTGTTTTTTCAAGTATAGTTTTTTCTGTAATTTTATATTCTATTTCTTCTTTGTTAAAAGAGTTAGATTCCCAAGTTGGGTAAGCGTCTAATCTTGATGGATAGTAAATATTTTGAGGAACCTGTAAACCTTTCATGTTACACGTTCTTTGAAAATTACACATTAAACCAAAGTTTTCTTTGGAATAAAAATCATCTATTACAACAAAATTTTGCATATAATTCTTTCTTGCACAAAAGAGTTATATCAAAAATTAATCTATTTGCAAGTGGTCGTAATAAACGTTACTGTTAATTGATTTTACGTATTCTGCAAAGGACGTTGCAGGATCAATAGTTAAAGAGTCAATGTCAATTGCATTAATCATATTTAAATAATCAGCCAAAGAAGTTTTTACTTCAGGTCTAGCCATATTAAGAGAATGGACAATTTTCTTTTTAGCGAACTGATATGTTTCTTTACTATGTGTTGGAGATATATCTTGAACACCTAAAACACCGTCTGTAACTTTAAAAGTTGCTTTTTCTTCAAACACTTTAATTAAATCTGCATCAGCTAAATCTACAATTGTATAAGATGATTGAACTATTCTTGTTGCTGCATCTAAGTCTGATTGAGTGAGAAATGCTTTGTATACTCCTCCATCACTCATTGATCCCATTACAATTTTTGCCATAATTAACTTCCTAAATTTTCGTAAATATATAAAAACCCAGCACCACCATCCATGCCGCCCTCTGCTTGAACGTTTCCAATAGGTCCTCCTTGACCCATAGATATTCTTGCATTGTCATCATCAAAATTTGTTGGTGAATTAGCAAATATATCTTGACCCATAGCTACTCTAAAACTTTTGTTCATTATGCTTCCTTGAGTAGAATCTCCAACACTTGTCATATCAAATGTTTCTCCAGAAACAGTTCCTTGATTTCCTTGTGATCCTCCTGGGCCTCCAGCACCTCCGCCGCCATTTGCAGTTACCGTCGCTGGACTTCCAAAATTAGTTGCTCCTCCGCCATTTCCGCCACCGCCTTGGCCTTGTTGGCCAGTTCCTCTAGCACCTACTGAATATGCTTTTGTGTAAGGTTGTGAAATAGGAGTTGCATAAAGTGCAAAACCTCCAGCTCCTCCATTTTGATTGTTTCCTGGAGTTCGGCCAGCACCTCCGCCGCCTCCACCAATGTAGGCAACAATGTAGTTAGCGTTTGGTTGTGCAGTATAATTACCTGATGCAGGTCCAGTTGCTCCAAATGTTGGAACTAAGTTTGCACCAGCTGATCCAGAAGATGCACTTATAACTCTTCCTGAAGAGTCTACTGTAATGTCTGTTGCTGTAAAAGAACCTTTTGCAGATTTTATAATTTTTGGCATTAAGTTTTCCTCCTATTAATCTACCATTTCTACGTATGAAACATGGTAGTCTAAATCATTTGCGGCACCTGCTGTTACAGCTATGAGATCTGTTTCATCTAAATAGATTGGTCTATCAATAAGACTTAACGTTGAATCTGCTGGCACAGAAATAGTGCTTGCAATTTTATAATAAGTTGAACCGTTGTCGTTACTAATTTCTACTGTTGCATCAACAGCGTTAGATCCGTCATCGTTTGCTAATAATATTGTATCAATTCTAACTGCAGTTTCTGCAGGAACGTCAATCATAGTTGTTCTATTAGTGTCTCCTAAAGTACCCATTGCATTTTTAGGTGTAATGGTTGCTATGTTAACTAGATTAGGTGTTGCCATTTTTTATTCTCCTTTTATATTAATACCCGAAAACCATGGAGAAGACAATACCTTTTCCATCTGTTGTTATTTTTTGTGTAGAACTAGTGCCATTAGCATTAGTTAATTTACCAACTCCTGTGCCTTTTGGCACTAAAGTAAGGTCTATATTAGAGTCTCCACCAACCGCTGAAATAGTAGGACTATTACCAGTCGCAGCGTTTGTTATATCAAAATGGTTGACTGCAGAGGCTGTTGTTTGAAATTGTAATTGTTCATTACCGTTTTCATCTCTTATTCCGTGATCATCGTCAAAATCAATCATAAAAGAATTGGTATCTAAGTTACCACCAAGTTGTGGCGACGTATCATCTACAACATCTCCACCAAATTCAACAGTAACTATATTTGGATTTGTACCATCATCTGCTTTTGCATAAGCAATAACAGTTTTACCATTTGCAATAGTTGCACTTGTTCCTGAACCACTAACATATTTAAATACTACGTTTTGAGATCCAGAAGTTCCATTTTTTAAAAGATACATTTGTTGAACATCTAACGGTATTGTTACATTTCTAGATGCAGTTAATGTTCCAGTAAATTCTATAACTCTATGTGCAAGTGTTGCACCGGTTGATCCATCTGATACGGATAATGTTGTATCCCCTGAATCTGAAACTGCTTGCGAAGCAGTACCACCAGCTAATTGTTCAATAATTTCTAAATTAGTATTAGTTTTTGTACCCCAAGTACCAGCGTTTTCACCAGTTGCTTGTTTTTCTATACCTAAAGGCGTATATGTTGATGCCATATTTTATCTCCTATGCAACGTCACTATAACTTGTATTTGATCCAGTTGCA